CAGCAGTACCACTTACATCGGCTGTACCAGCGGTACCCGAAACAGCAGTTAAGGAAGGAAAGTCATTAGCGTCTTGTGCGGCATTGTAAGGAGGTTCAGTTCTACTTGCGGCCATTATTTACTCCTCGCCATTTTCTTAAGGATCACCGAAGGGGGAGTCATTTTTTTAGGTTCCTCTCTCATTTGATCCAGTTTATCCATCTGAGTAATGTGGATAACTAGTTCTCCCGTTGCTATACCAAAACTATTAAGTTCTTTGGCTATTAAGTTTCTACCCGCTAAAAATTTGGAAAAATCTGTCTTGATATCAGCCACACTTCGCCATGCTTGGTTAGGCTCAATAAGTAAATGAAGTTTAATAGAAGCCAGTTCCTTAGCCATTTCCCTCCTGATTATCAGGTATCCCATTTTTATTTAGATCAGCGGCGGTTTGGGCTACTCCTACTTTGTTTTCCTCTATTCTTTGGTCTTGAGTTGGGAACATACCTGCTTTCTGTAAATCTCCCATTGTTTGCAGCATGGCTAGTTTCATCTGGTCAACTTGTTGAGGTTGCATTCCCGCCTGTACTTGTTCCAGAGCTTCCATGATCTCCTGAGTAGCTCCGAAGCCGTAGACTTCCATCAACTGTTGAGTGTAGAGCTGGACTACTTTAGGATCAATTAACTGTAATTTAGCCATCTCTACGAACCAGTCCCCCAGCTCCTTAGCAGCTGCCTTCTGTCCCTCTTTAGTATATCCTAATCCTTTTTCCACTTGAATATCCACTCGGTAGTTTTTACTGATCGGTACTACGTCTCTTGGAGTGTCAATTTTCAGTTCTGCCCTTTTAGCAATCGCCCCTTTGCCAATAATATCAAAGTAAGCAGGTTCGCCTTTCTCTAAATACATTACTGTTTGGGGAGTCAGAAAGTAGTTATCGGCTAAATCCAGCATTTTCTCAGAAATCCTCTTAACTGTCCCCTGAAGTCTGCGGTTGGGGATAATTAAGTTTGCCAGTTCACTTTCTTTTAAGGACTCTATGGCGGCGTTGGCTCGAACCCCTGGAGGGATTTTACCCAGCGTTGTGGTCGTTACTCCTTGTTCTTCAAGTTGCTGGTTTAAAATTCCAATGAAACGGTCTACGTTGGCTGGGATAGCGGCTAGTTGCATTTGCTCTGGCTTAGTTTGGGAATACTCCACCATTTGTCCGCCAGGCGTGTTATTAAGTTCAAAATCCTCTCCTTTGCGTTTCATGTAAATACCAGTCGTCATTGTATGCAAGTAGCGTTCAACACGGGAGATAATTAAGTCCAGAGACTTGTTAGTGGGTATAAACCTCTCAATAGTCGGTACTTGGTAAAGTGGGCCGGGCTCAAAGCGGAAATCTACTAACGGGTAGCCTGGCAAGGTAACATAACTGTCTTTAACAGCCACGTTGCCCTCAACAAAAACTTGTCTCAGAATTGGATCGCCTTTTTTCCTGTTTTTGAGGATTTCTTCCCCGTTTTTCTGGGCTCGAATACGGGGAGTGTTATCTTCGTCTATGTATTCTTTGATAAAGGCTTCTTTTTCGATTAAAGATTGAGTAGTTTCCGCACTTACCCCTTGATGGCGGGCCTTCATGTAGGCATCTTTGATCTCTGAGGAAGCATAGCGACTGTCAGGAGAGATTTTGGCCACTTGTTCAGGGTCGAAACGCTCATCAGCCTTAATTTCGGCAATAAAACGTCTCTGGGTCTTAATTACAAAGGGACAATCCTCGATATCAGTAAGGGTACCGTCTAAAAAGACATCAAAAGCGTCAAAAACTTGGGTTTTTATTCTTTCTTCGATAGGATCAGGCCATACCTGCATATAGGCTACCCCATGTTTGGCAGCTAATATGACTTGATGAGCCAGTTTCTCCATTAAATCCTGCTCTTTCCATTCCTCAGACAGCCAATGGCCTGTCAAACGAGCAACTTTCTTAGCTTCTTTGTAAGCTGCTTCAAATTCTTCCGGAGTAAAGGCCGAAGCGTTAACTTTCTCAGGATAAACAATCGGGGTTGGATCGGTAGAAAGCAGAAGATTAGCAATTCCCCTGATTTGACGGGAGGCTTTAGGGATAGCCCGCATTGGGTTGTAAATCGTTGAGTTAGAAGAAAGGTCAATAATTTTGTTCTGTTGGCGAGACCAGTAACGGAAGTGATAGCCGTCATCAAAGAAGTTATTATCGTACCAATGCCGCTCAAAGTTCATGCGGGCATCTTTGGCACGATTTCTCATGTCATCAACTGCTTCTCCAATGCCTTTAATGTCTAATTTAGAAGTGAATGCAGCTTGTGCTCTCTTAAGCGGGTTCATTATCCCCCACTACGGTCTTAATAAATTCTTCATCAGTTAAATTCTCAGTCGCTACTAAATCAGGTTCTTGGGGCTCGGTCTTACCTGCTGGTTTACCGTTTAATTCAAGATCACGGAATTGTTCCGGTGTTTTACTAACTAGGGCGTTAAGTAATTTAGCACGTTCGTATTGAGCTTCCCGAACTGAGAAATAGTGAAAGATTAAAGTGGCAATGTTTGTTACTGCGAGAATTGCTAGTGCTAGTATTTCCATAATTTACCTCACAAGAAACCTTGCTTTGTAATATTTTTCGAAGGGGTTCGGTATTCGATAGTTTCCTGTAAAGTAGAAGGCTTCTTGAGGATAGGTAAACCACGGATATTTCCGGTGGATAAACTTAACCCGAATTGGTACCCCGTTATACTCCCAGCTGAAACCTCTAGGGTCGTCAAAGCGTATATCATAGGGAAGCATATGTTCAGAGTCCCTAATTGACTCTAAAACTCCAATAGTACTTTCGTTCATGTAGCGTTCTTCAATACCAATATCAATACCGTCCCCACTCAATGGGGCCTCGTCTTTCATAGCCTTAGCTGTTTCTCCTAAGACGAGCATCTCTAAGCTCAATAAAGCTCGATCTAAGACATCTTCAGCGTGCATAAGAGCATCCCTTAATTGGGCTTCAGTAAATTTCGTCGAATTCTCGCCATTCGTTTTCTTCTGCATATCTTGTCTCCTTCATTTTTCTAAAAACTTGCAGGGGTGTTAAAGGTTTTTCCTGCTGTTCTTTAATAATTGGTTGCAAGGCCCACACCGCCAGTCCTTGAGAGATAACAATATCATCATGGTAGTTCTCTCCGCTAGGTGCTCCGTAGTGGACTTTCCCCGTCTCTCCTAACGTATAGGTAAACTGCTCAAACTCTTTTGTCGTTTCCTCGATTGGTAGCATTCTGAACTTCTTCTGCTCAATCCAGATACTCATCTTCTCAATTAGTTCTTTTTTTGAAGTCTCAGAGAGCTTAAAAGGCTCAACTGGTACTTGAGAACGGATTAAGTCGTCTGCAATCGGATCCCCAAGTCCGGTAGCGTCCAAGACTACCAAAGCGTTGTTGTAGTGGCTAGAAAGAGCAGCGATCTTCTTCTTCTGGAACGTCCAGTCTAGGTCTTGGAAACGGTCTTGGTAAACTTGGCTGTTACTGCGGGTGTCATATACCGTCAGGACAGTAAAATCCCTTAATTTAGCAAGATCGGCTCCAATCACGTATCTAACTCCTGACTCCGGTGCAGCCGGCTTTGAGCTCATTATTTCTTTAAAACCTCTAAAGACACTTCCCTCACCTTCCAAGAAGGCACACTCCCATTCTTGGTTGTAGAAGCTCTCGCTCATGCCCTTTCTGGACTCATTCAGTTGGTAAGGGTCAATAATTCCTGAACTGGAAGCTTTTAAGAGCCAGCTTTTCCACTCAGGGTGTCCTTGTTGTCCTCTCTCAAAGAAATCATAGCCGTGATTTTTTCCTTTAGGAGTTCCCACAAACCACGCCCAGCCTCCATTAGCCCGCAGGACAGGCTCCATAACTTTCCAAGCTTCAAGCTTCTGCAGGGGAAATTCGTCAAAGATAATACCCATCGGGTTTGGTCCACGCAAGGCATCCGGATCATCTGCTCCTTTAAGCTGTATATAGCTACCATTTTTAAGGTACACTACCAGTTCTTGTTCATTCCTCTTAATTATCCACTGCTCAGGTATAATCCTAAAGAGCATGGCAGGATCTCTCCAAACTGCATCTTTGGCTTCCGCATAGGTCGGAAAGAGATGCCAGTAACCCCCTATGGTAAGCTGAGACTGTTTAGTCAGTTCAATCAGGCTGGTAGTCGTCTTTCTGGCCCGTCTGTGCCAAATCAGTACTTTAAACCTCTGAGGGCTCCTAATCGCCTCAATCTGATGCGGCATAAGAGCGTTCCAGTCAGGATAGATTATTTCACTCATTTCTTACACCCAAATTTACAAAGTCCAACTAGCATATTATGTTTAACGCATCTGTTAATAATAGTTTCAACCTCCTTCTTGTTACTTTTTAGTAACGGTATAGCTGTGTTACTCATAGGTAACACTGCCTTTTCTTTTTTATATATCTCAGGGTGGCTCCGTACGTAGGCCATCTTATGCTTAGGCGTACAAAAACGAATTCCCTTTATTTTGCTTGAACAGTATTCACAAATTATCATTGTTACTTGCTAGTTACAGTTACTTGTCAGTAACATAGCGATTGTATGTTGTGGGTATATATGGGTCGACTATATAGACACGCCCCCTTCTCTGGCCATTCGATTTTTTAATGTACTTAGCTTCAGTTAGCCTCACTACGTCGCACAATGTATATTGTACGACATGTCATGCCTAGCTGGGCTCAATCCTCTTAACTACTACTGTCTTAGTAACTACGTTATTAGGGTTAATGAACCCTCCACTAGCATCTATCTTGAAGCTAATAGGTAGTCCGTTAGCTCCTGTTAGCTCTGTAGTGGTCTTAGTACTCCATCTATCAGGGTATCTGCGCTCTAACAAGGCTACAAAGCCATTTACATTCTTGGTTTGGTTAGATAAAGTTCTAACACTCTTTGCTAGAATACGTTCAAGATCATTCTCAGCCATATTTATCATTTCCAAGAAGTCCAAGTGTTTCTCTCTCCAATTATAGAAGGTTTGATCTGATATACCAGCTAATTGAGCAGCTTGCAAGGGTCTTAACCCATCCTTAATATACCTTTGTATCTTCTTGCCTATTTTTCTATAATCTTTTGCTGGACTAGCCATAATATTTCCTTTTACTAAAAAACCACATCTTTCTTGAGACGTGGTCTTCTTATCACTACGTTAATGGTAAGTCTTAATTACTTACTAACCTTATATTAGCTTGTACCCGATGAAATTGTCAAATCACGCTTCTTATCAGCTCTTTGAGAAGTCTTTAGCTGCTGTACATCGTGTACTAACCTAATCAAGATTTCCCTGAGTTCGTCTACCTTACTGTGGAGTTCTTTATCTTTAAACAATTCTCATCACCACCTTAATATGGTCTTGATTTCTTTTTCATATTATCTTCTTAAATTGATAAAATCCGGACTTTTACACTCTAGCACCTCTTTCAAACACTCTTGTGCTTCTTCACTTGAGTTTGGGTAGTGTTGATGAACATTTTCTAGTGTATCAAGTATCTTAGGGACATCAGTTGCATCATGGCTGAAACCGTCATGCGTATAATCCTTGTCTCTGCCACTGCCAATCAGGTTTACATTTAAATTCTCATGATTTATATATGTTCTTAATGTCTCAAAGCCTCTGTAGAGTAGGAAGGTAGTAATTGAATAACAGAAGGGGATTTTACCTTCTATGCTCAATCCGCAGGCTATATCCAGCATGGCTTGTTCGGCTGCACCTATGTTGATAGCTCGGTGGGGATAATCTTTCATTACTTGGTCCCAGACTCCGTAGCCAAGATCGCCAGTTAAGAAAAATATATCTTCATTGGCTTTCATTTCTTTGTATAGAGCTTGAGCGAATTCTTTTCTAATTTGTAATTACCAGCCTTCCTAAGTCATATCTTTTATGACAGAGCGGACATAGCCTAATCCAGTCATTTGTAGGATACAAAGTTCTATCTATTTTTAAGCCTTTATTCCAAACTTTTCTCATACTCCTTGTTTAGTTGGCTTGGCATCTTTCATAAACTGCTCTAAGCCTTTGTCTGTTAGTGGGTGTTCAAACATCTGTTGGTAGACTTTAAAGGGGACTGTAGCAATGTCTACGCCAGAGAGAGCTGCTTGAGTTACATCTCTAGGGCTACGAATACTGGCAGCTATTATCTGTGGCGGTTTATCATAATTTTTGTATACCTGTACAATCTCACGGATTAACTCAAAACCATCTTGTCCCAGATCATTTAATCTTCCAATAAAAGGGGAGACGTAGCTGGCTCCTAGATTTGCCACAAGGATAGCTTGATTGGTACTAAATACTAAGGTGATGTTTAGACTTACATTCACTCCCAAGTCTCCTTTTATCCTTTGAGCAGCTTTTAAGCCTGTCGGGGTGCAAGGTAGTTTAATAACTACATTTCCGGCTAAAGAATTTAACTCTTTAGCCTCTTTTACCATTTCCTCGAAAGAATTACTGGTTACTTCCAAAGAAGTAGGTACGTTGATATAGTCATAAATTTCTTGATACACCTCTACTTGGGATTTACCACTCATTAAAGAAGGATTAGTAGTTATCCCTTGAATAAAGGGTGCTTGTTTTATTTCTTCTATATCTGCACTATCTAAAAATATTTTCATTTAACCTCCACTAGATTATTATCTTACTTTAGTGTACCCCTTTTGATGTTCGGTATATAAATTAACGTAGCCATCCTTTTCGTAATCTTGCCAAAAGACATGGATTTCCTCAAGTGGAACATCACACACAAAACAAAATCTATTTCGGTAAAGCGTTCCTATGTCCCTAAAGAGGTAGTAGATCTCGTGTAAAGTAGTGTCTTTCTTTAAGGCTTCTCTTAACTTTACCTCTAACTTAGCAAACCCTTCGTCTAAAATCATTTTAACATCTTTAATGCCTCCTGATAATTAACTTCAGTTAATTGTTTATAGTGGAAATCTTGTAGTTTCCAATTTAAGAACCTAAATGGTTCGAGTGCGTAGCCTGTACGTCTAATAATAATTTTCTCCAGTCCAGTAGAAGATAGATAAAGATCATGTATTTCTTTGTATGCCCCTACTTTATTGAAATTAACATAAATGATTAGATTATCGAGTTTCTGCTCATCTTTTATTCTTAAGGCTTCGTGTACCGATCCTTCTGAACACTCGCCATCACTTATTAAGCAGTAAACATTTTTCTCTTTATCCGCAAGAGCCATACCGACACTAATGCCGAGACCGTGACCAAGAGATCCAGCAGATACCACCAGCCCGCAATCAGCACAACGATCAGGGTGAACGCCGTGATGTTCAAAAATCTCCTCAGCGTTTCGACCACCGTTAGCTTCGATAACAGCGTATAGTGCCAAACCTGCGTGCCCTGAGCTGAGTAAAAAGAGTTCGTCTGCCTTTTTGGTATCATAAATCTCCTTAATAATATCCACCGCTGTTAAACAAGAGCCTATATGTGAGAGCTTTTTCTTGTAACTTATCTCAATTATTCTTCGTTTGAGCGACTTGTTGCTTATTTCCATAAGTATCGGTTTTCATGTGACAGGGGCGACATAAAGTTCGTCCATTTGTCAGCTCGTATCTAAGCTCTGGGTATTCCTTCCAACGTTTAATATGGTCAACTTCCAAGTTTTTCTTAATTCCACAATGTTGGCAAGTATAACCATCACGCTCAAATACTTCCTTACGCCATTTTCTGTGTGCATAAGTTTCTCGCAGTTTCTTTCTAATTGGCGTAATACCACCCTTCCAATTCCAATGTTGCTCCGCAGCCTTATACCCTTCAAGTCCTTTATTCCAAGTCGGCCGTCCAATATTCCACTTGTGCCCTATCATGTCTGGTCTTTTCTTACCTAACCAAAATGTGTGCCCCTTTTTGAACTCAGTTCCAGGGTTTAGTCTCTTACCCTTCATCCACTGAGTTAAACAACTCTTACTACAAAATCTACTTCTTTTCTGTTCATACGGCCATATTTTATATTCCCTACAACATTGTGCGCATACTTTTATTAGCATAACTCGATAATACCATAGACCGTATGGACTGTGCAAGTGAAACTAAAGGAACCCAACCTAATTCTAATAAATCAGTGTTATCAATCTTCCAATCTTTACTGTCATAAGGCCTTAAATTGTCAACAATCTTTACGTTGGCTTTAGACCCAGTCTCTTGCTCAATTAAATACTTTACTTCTTCGTTTGAATAGGATCTGTTTTTACTCACTTGAAAAGTCTTACCTTTACATTTTTCCCAATTCTCAGCTACGAAAGTATAAGCACTAACAACATCAGTCACATCAATAAAATCATGGGTAGGGGAAGGGACAAACTCCATTTCAGTTCCGTTCAAACAACTATCAATTAACTTTGGAATTAAATGTTGATCTTGTTCACCAACTCCTGTAACTGATGCTGGGCGCATGACCGTAGCTCCATACTCACTAGCTATCTCTTCTGCTCCCGCTTTGCTAAGAGCGTAGTCAGTAGTGTGCTGCATGGTTACACTACTTGTTGAAGTTATGACCGCCTGTTTATACTTCTTCTTTTGGTTCAGGATTTTGCCTAAGCGTTCAACATTGACCCGATACATCTCCATCTTGTCATCCTGTCCCCAGATATTTCCGTATGAGGCTACGTCGTACAATATATCTACCTTTTCAGGTATCTCCCCTTCCCTATTACCCCGTAAGACTTGGTGTCCCAATGATAGTAGTCTGTTGTATAAGTGCTGTCCCAAGAACCCGTTGCTCCCGAAAACTATTACTTTCTTTAACATAAGTTGGTTCTCCACAATTAGAGCAAAAGACTTGAAAGTCTCCTTTTATAATAGTAAATAGGTTCGAATGAAATCGCATAATCCACAAAGCACCTTCTTTTAACTCACCAAGAATTACTCGTTTACCTCCTATTTCACAATTCCCGCAAGCTAGTAATAGTTTACCCATTAAACATCTCCTGTGCTTGTGTTAGTTTTTCAGGAGTACCGCAATCTTGCCACTTCAAGTTCTCTTGCCTAAAAGGGTTGACTGGCATTTTAGGATTGGTAAAATACTCTGCACAATATAACCAAGTACCAGC